ATGGAAAAATTGTAAATCAGAAATTAGAAAGGAATTGATATGCCAAACTTATGCGGTAATTTACTGACTATAAAGTCACGAAACAAACGTCTCTTAGAGAAAATTAAGGATATTCCATATTCAAATGGAGACGAAGGTTTACTAGATTTTTTTAGACCAATGCCAGAAGAAATAAAATCTCGTAATCCAGGAGATACGACTAGGCCAAACAAGCAAGAATTTACACAAAAATATGGTGCTGATAATTGGTATGATTGGTCAAACAAATATTGGGGTACAAAGTGGGACGTTAAGGAATATAGAGATTGTAGCCTGATTAGTTTAGATGATGATGTTTGGATGTTGGATATTGAATTTGAAACTGCATGGAATCCACCAGTTGAAGCAATTGAGTTTTTCGTAAAACACGCTCGAGAGACTATTGATTCTATGTCTGAGGATGAAGTCTTATCATCAATCACGCTACAGTATATCGAACCTGGTGAGCAGTTCTGTGGAATTTACGACTTTTTAAACAGATCAGAAAGCTTTGAAATAGACTTTACGAAAGATGATTTTCCTAGTAGTAATCTTGACTATATCTGGTTAGAGGAAGAAGTAGAAGCTGAGAAAGCTTACCAAAAAGAAATGAACGAAGAATGGAAGGAAGAATCATGCTCTTAATAATGGGAATTTTAGGTGTAGTAATAATCGTTTTCTTTTTTATTGATGACCTAATCAATAAGTGAAATTAACCAGTTCTCGAGGTTAGTGCCATTTAGAGAACCTTTTAAATCTGGAATTGAATGCAACCCATGTTCATTCAATTCCAGAATTCTTTTAGAGTGATACACATTCATATTCTTTAAATCATCACTCGCTGCAACTATGAAACACAATAAATCTTCATGCTTTTTATGAAAAGAAATTTGATGAGGGCTGAACCTTAACTTACCTGTCTTAGTAGCAACTTTTAATTCGACTAAAAACCATCCTCCCTTCAAACCAATCAAACAATCTGGAACCCCCTTATTTATCCAAGTCTCCACCCTCACTATCTTCGACTGTTTCATTTGATTTTTTAGTTTTTTGTACAGACTTTTTTCCTTTGCCATTTAAATCCTCATCTTTTAGTTCTTTATCCACGAGTTTTTCTTTCTCAATTGACTCAACTACCTGAGCATCCGATATATCCAAGAAGGACTTTTTCAACTCTCTCAGCTTCTGCTCAACTTCTTCTTTACTCATCGAATCAATCGTTCCGGTGCGAATCTCTTTCCTATCGATATAAATATTACCCAAAGCCTGACCCCTTCTATATTCAGCCATAACTGCAGCCGAATACGCGCCACTTTCCAAAGCCTTATCTCTTATCATTTTAAGATCTTTCATGTGACGTTCAAAAGTAGTTCCATATCTCTCTGCCAGTTCTACCTGTCTTCTCTTAATATACT